TCGCCGCCCGCAAGGCCGCCGCGCCGGGCCTGTACTCCCTCGGCAACCCGATGGACCGCATCTACGGATCCAAGGAACGGGCGCCTGTCCGGCCGATCGTCCCGGACCCTGACGGCTCGGACCCCGGCTTCGTCGGGGTCCGGCCGGGCGACGCCACCCACACCGCCTACGACGGCACGACGGTGCCGTTCGACCCCCAGAAAGTGAGCTGACATGGCCACCGGCCTCGCCCCCTTCGTCCGCACCGAACGCCGGACCGCCGGTCCGGTCGCGACGGCGGGCAACGACCTCAACACCATCGCCGCCACCGCCCCGTTCGACGGCTCCGTCTCCGCAGTGGCCTACACCCCGCTGACCACGATCACCGGTGCGGCGACCAACAACCGCACCATCAGCCTGGTCAACAAGGGCGCCGCCGGCAGTGGCACCACCGTGGTGGCGACGCTGTCGTTCGGCAGCGGCACCAACGCCACGGGAGCTGTCGCCAGGGCGGTGACGCTGTCCAGCACGGCGGCCGACCTCGTGGTCGCTGCGGGGGACGTCCTGCAGTGGCAGTCGACGCACGTCGGCACCGGCATCGCCGACCCCGGCGGCCTGGTGTCGGTGTCGTTCACCCGCACGGTCTGATCCCCACGTCGCGCGGCGGTGGCAGGCCCGCCGGTTTGCCGCCGCACGACGTGAGTTCAGCCATCCAACCACCACCTGACGCGATCGGAGCAGCGCATGTCCGTGTGGGCGACCGTCGCCGACGTTCAGGATCGCTACGAGGCCGCCGTCCCGGATCGAACGCAGGTGATCCTCGACGACGCTGAGGCGCTGCTCGGCCGCGAGGTGGCCGGGATCGCCACGCGGATCGCACTGGCAAGTAGCGACGCCAATTGGCTGGACCCGGCGCTGGTGCGCAAGGTGCTCTGCGACGCCGTCATCCGCCTGTTGCGCAACCCCCGCTCGCTGAGCTGGGAGCGTGAGGGCGGCTACAGCTACGGCATGCCGATCTCCTTCGCGTCCAGCCCGACCGGCGGGGTGCAATTCACCCGGGCCGAGCTAGACCTGTTGTCGCCGACGGCGAATCGCGTCCCCCGGGTCGGCACGATCCAGCTCGGCGATCCTTACCGCTACCCGCGGATCCGCTGGGCGGAGCCACCCGTTGACGTCTGGCGGGACAGCACCCCCGGTACGGATGTCCACGGCGGCCCGGTGGACATCCTGCCGTGAGCGCACTCGACGCCCCGCCGCACGTCGTGCAGGTCTGGCTCGAGGTCGATGGAACCGACGCCGAAGGCAACCCGGCCCGCGTTCCGGCCAGCTCCCCGGTGAACGTGCGCTGCTCGGTGCACTACCTGACCACGCAGGAGTCCGCCGAGGTCGGGCAGACCACCACCACTCGGGCCCGGATCTACGCCCGCCGATTCCCGGCCGGCGCGTACGCCCGCGTGCAATGGGACGGGCGCACCTGGGACGTCGACGGCGAGCCGAGGCGCTTCGGACGCACCGAGGCCGTCGTGCACGACGAGGTCGACCTGCTCGCCCGTGTTCCCGATCCGCTCCCGATCGGGGGCTGAGGTGGCCCACGTCTACGACGACGCCCACGACATCGTCGCCCACCTGGCGGAGGTCGTCGCCGAGGTGAGCCGCGCTGCTCACGCGCACGCAACGGTCGCGACCGGCCTGCTGGCCGGTCACCGGCACTCCGGCGCCGCGCGCATCGAGGTCGACTCCGACGGCCTCACCGACTCGATCGTGTGGCTGTCCGACACCCGGGGGCAGCGCGCCGCCCTGAGTATCGAATTCGGCCGCCCCCGCAAGGGCGACATGGCCGCGCTGAACATCCTCGGTGAAGCCTTCGGGATCAACGCGTGAGCCCGCTGCCCACCGCGCTGCCCCTCGGGCAGGAGGTGCTGCTGGCTGTCCTGCGGGCCGGGGTCACCTCGCCGACCGCGGTGGTGTCGCTGCGCCCGCCTGACTACATGGCCCGCCTGCCGCTGCTGCACGCGCGCCTCGTGCCCGGCGGGAGGGACCTGCACCCCCGGTTCCTGTTCGTCGCGACCTGCTCGGTCGATGCCTACGCGACCGACGCCCCGGCCGCCGCGAATCTCGCCGAAGTGGCGCGCCGCGTGCTGCTAGCCGCGCACCTCGCGCAGAGCGTGCACGCCGGCGGGGTGCTCAACCAGGCGGCCGTGACCCAGTGGCCGACCGAACTGCGTGACCCGGACCAGCCGTCGGGCATGGCCCGGTACCACGCCAAGTACGCCATCACCATCCGCCGCCAGACCTAGACCCTAGGAGCACCTCGCCATGGCACAGAACGACGCTCTCGTCATCGTCCCGGGAGTCGGGTACGTGTGGACGGGCACCTCCGGGGCGACCGCCCCGACCCCCACTCAGCTCGCCACCTTCGTGTCCGCCGGGACGATCCCGGGCACGTTCGCTGCGCTGGGGCACACCGACCTGTCCAACGTGGTCGCCTTCGGGCAGGAGGGCGGCGACACCTCGACCAAGGGGTCGTGGCAGACGTCCTCGCTGCGCCAGGTGGTCACGAGCAAGGCCGTCGACTTCTACGTGATCAAGTCGCTGCAGCTGCTCGACAAGGACGTGCTGAGCCTGTACTTCGGCGGCGGCACGGCAGGCACCGGCACTTTCGACGTGCCGGACACGGCCGCGATCCAGTACCGCTCGGTGGCCCTGGTCATGATCGACGGGACCGTGCCGCTGTGCGCCTACGCGGCAAGCGCCGCAATCAAGCGCGAGTCCAACCTCGAGTTCGCCTCCGACGACCTCAGCAAGGTCCCGCTGCGCGTCACCCCGGTCAAGAACGGCTCGAACCCGTTGCTGCGCTGGGTCTCCGCCTCCCTGGCCTGACCCGATGGACGACCCCGGCTCGGTGTGCACCGGCGTGGTCGCCGGGCCGGGGTCCTCACCACGCCGACCATCACGCCGAGGACAGGACCCCCCGACATGCCCACGATCAGTCTCGATCAGATCCGCAAGGACATCGAGGCCAAGTACGCGCCTCTGGTCATCCCTTTCACCGAAACCGTCACTTCGCTCGAGGGTGAACCGGGCGTCCGGGAGCGCACCTGCACCCTCGTGCAGGTGCTGCGCCTGTCGCAGGACGTGCGCAAGCAGCTCGTCGCCGAGCAGCGGGCCTCCCAGGCGCCCGCGGGCGACGATGACTACGACGAGACCGGGACGCTCGAATCGATGCGGCGCATCGTCCGCCTCGTCGCCGACGACCTCAACGACGCCTTCGCTCTCATCGACGCCGTCGGCGACGACATCGCGGTGCTCGCGGCGATCATCGAGGCCTACACGGGGGGCACTCAGGCGGGGGAAGCCTAGGGCTCGCCGAGCAGATCGACGCGCACGGCGCCGAGCTCGCGCATGACTTCCAGGCCGTCTACGGGCTGGATTTGCGCGAGATCGTCGCGGCGCTGTGCGCGCCGGAGCCCACCCTCACTCCGTGGTGGGTGCTCACCCTCGTCGAGCAGCTTCCCGAAGGATCCGCATTCCAGGCCGCCCTCGCCGGCGGGCCCGCCTGGCGCGGCTGGGACACCAGCCGCTACCTGCTCGCCGACATCTTCGACGCGACGCAGAACGTCACCGTGGCGACGATCGCCGCAGCCGGCGCCAAGGGCATGAAGCCCGCCGCGCCGTGGCCGCGCCCGGGCGCCACGGCGCGTAGCGAGCCCGGCGGCGGGCGCCCGATGGCCGACCTGGCGCGGCAGATGCGCGCCGCGCTGGCTGCCGAGAAGTCCCCGACGACCCCAGAGGCGAGGTGAAGGCATGGCTGCGGGCGACAACCCCGGGACGGACAAGATCGTCGGACGCGTCGGCGTCCGGGTCCTACCCGACACCTCGCAGTTCACGGAGCGGCTGCGTGCTCAACTCGCCGCGGTCGAGGACAAGCTCAAGGTCGAGATCCCCACCTCGCTGGACACCTCCGGCGTGCTCAAGGATGTCGCCACGTTGAACCGCCGGCTCAAGGCGGCCAGCGGGCAGGTCGAGATCGGGGTGCGGGCCGACACCGCCCGTGCCGCCGAGTCTGTCGAGGCGCTCAAGCGCAAGGTCGAGGCGACCACCGCGAAGATCGACGTCCGGGTCGATGGCACCTTCGCCCGGACGCTGCAGGCGCAGATCACCAAGGCGTTGCGTGACGTCGAGCCACACATCCCGATCACCGCCGAGGGCGAGCAGTTCCGCCTCGATGTGGCGGCGAAGGTGCGCGAGGTCGAGCGGATCGTCAAGGTCGGTGTCCCGCTGGACGTCGAGAAGGCCGCCGACTGGCGGGCGAAGGTGATTGCCGACGTCGCCGAGATCGAGGCGCTGGCGCAGCGATTCCACCCGACGGTGGAGATCGAGGCGCACGTCGACCGTTCGGCACTCGATCGCGCCCAGCAGGCCGTGACCGGCCTGCTGAACGACCTGCGCGGCGTCGCCGCAGTGAGGCTCGGCGCGCTGTCACCGATCCTCGATCAGATCGTGCTCGTGTCGTCCCGGGCGATCGCCTACACCACGCTGCTCGGCCCGCCGATCCTGCTGGCTGCCGCGGGCGCCCTGGCCCTCGCGCCCGCGCTGGCCACGTCCCTGCCGGTGCTCGGTGCGATCGGCGCTGCGGTCGGTGTGGTCGCGCTCGGCTTCGATGCCCTGTTCGGCGCCAAGGTGCGCGGGCAGCCTCGATCCGGCGGCGTCTTCGACCCGTTGCGCCAGCAGATCATCGGGCTGAAAACCGATATCGGACAACTCCTCGCGGCCGGCCTCGAGCCCTTGGTGACCCGGCTGCAGACGGCGACGTTCCCGGCGTTCACCAATGGGCTGCGGCAGGTCGCCGGCGCCGTGAACGTGGCGCTGCGCGGCTTCCTGGACTTCGCGTCCACCGCACGGGCCGCGGCCGGCACCCGGGCCGTCTTCGCCGGGATCGCCGGGGCGCTTCGCGACGTCGGCCTGGTGGCCGGGCCGCTGTCCAGTGCGCTGCTCACGCTGACCGTCGCCGCCCTGCCCGGCTTCAGGCTCCTGAACGACTACCTGCTCACGCTCGCCCTGCGGTTCTCCAACTTCATCACCCGGGCCAACGCCTCGGGACAACTCAGCCGGGTGATCACCAAGGCCACCGAGGACCTGATCGCCTTCGTCGGGGCCCTGGGCAGGATCACCGGCCGCGTCTTCGACGTCCTGCAGGCCCTTGAGCCCTCGGCCCGGATCGTCTTCAGCGCGCTGGGGTCGGGCCTCGAGACCGCCCTGACGGCCATCTCCAACGCCATCGCCAACTTCCGCCTCGGCGATACCATCTTCGCCCCGTTGCTCACGGGCCTGGCCACCTTCATCGGC